TTTTGAGTCTTTTACTCCTGAAACTGTTTTTTATGTTCTTCCAGTTTTTGAAGATTTATTACGAGCTGGACAATTAGATATATCAAATAGAATTAGAAGAAGTAATTTTAGTTATAGATTGCAAGGCCAGGATTTGCGAATATTTCCTAGGCCTACACAAAATAATCCACTAAACTTGTTTATAAAGTTTTCTTTTCCTGCTGATCCGTTTAAACCAAATCTTCCTTACGATGATGATTCAATTGAAGGTGTTTCAAATATATCTAATATTCCTTTTGGAAATATTAAGTTTAGCGAAATAAACCAAATGTCTAGACACTGGATAAGACAATATACTTTAGCGCTTTGTAAAGAGACGTTAGGTCTTACAAGATCAAAGTTTAGCTCTGTGCCTATTCCAGGCAGTGATTTACAAATGAATGGTAGTGATTTAATAAGTCAAGGTAGAGAAGACAAACAAAGATTGGCAGAATCACTAGCAGAAACTTTAGATAAGTTAACATATCAAAAGCTTCTTGAAGGTGATGCAGCACAGTCTGAAACAATGTCACAAATTTTAAAAAGAATTCCTGTTCCTAACGGAAAAGCAATTATAATAGGATAATAATTATGGCTAGATTATTTGTTGGACAAAGAGAGATTGATTTTTTTGCAGACATTACAAAAGAAATAATAAAGGATGTTGCAGGACAAAAAATATATTATTATACTGTAAGAGAAGACTTGTCAGACGTTCATAGTGTATATGAAGAGTCAATGCAGAAAATATTTAATCCGCCTATTGAGCTTGAGTGTTTAGTGGAATGGCAGCCTTCTGAAGTCAAAACCAATCAATTTGGTCACGAACAAATGAAAACAATATCAGCGTTTTTGCATGGTAGAGATATAATTGATAGAAACTTAAACGTAAGGCAGGGCGATTATATTTCTTACGGAGAGTTTTTCTTTGAAATTACATCTTTAGTATACGATAAAATTGCTTATGGGCAAGTTGAACGCGTTGTTTCTTTAAAGCTAATGGCCAAACAAACAAGAGTAGAACATATACTGAAAAAAGCTATTGGCCTTACTTACGAAGGACTTACAGATTCAGATGCAATACAGACTACATTTGAACAACAACGTGGTCAAAATGACTATGATACACGACAACTCCAAAAAGATGGTGTACTCGAAAAACCATTGTCAGGACCTCAAAAAGTAGCACCTGATGCCAGTATTAAGAGTATTAATGGCGTAGGATCTTCTTTTTACGGAGATGAATAATGTCAACTAGATACGATCAAAACAAAGAGCAAAAAAATAAAATTGTTTCTGGATATGAAGAGTCCCAGCGATCTTACGACTATATTATTCCTTCGTGTGGCTTAGAGGATTTAGATGTTGCTGTGTTTGATTTATTTAACGAGCAAATACCTCTTTTTCATACGCTTAAAGGAAAGAATTTACGAGTTCCGGTAATATTTGCGACTGGCGAAAGATTTGCAATATTAAGACGTAAAAAACCAATAACAGACAACACTGGTGCTCTTATTCTGCCTTTGATTTCAATAACAAGAGGGTCTATTGATAATACTCCTCAAAAAGGAATGGCTAATAATGAAATGTTTCCTGAAGTTGTCGCAAGACGTATTGCAGATAATAACATAGAATGGCGACAGCAGAAAAATTTTGAAGGTTTTGATAGTATTAACCACACAACAAAAAAACAAAACGCTGGGTATACTCTTAAACCTCAATTAAATAATATCTACGAGACTCTAGAAATACCTCCTGTGAAATATTTTGGTTGTACATATGAAATAACAATCTGGTCTTCATTTACACAACAAATGAATAAACTACTAACTGCAATTATGAGTGCATATACATTAAACCCAGGTAGACAATTTAAGATTGAAAGCAGAAAGGGTTATTGGTTTCCCGCATTTGTTGACAGCTCTTTTAGTCAAGATACAAATTATAGCGACTTTACAGATGCAGAACGATACATCAAATATACGTTAACAATTAATGCAACCGGTTATATTCTTGCGCCAAACATTGAAGGTGGAAAAGTTGGTCTTAAGTCGATTGTAAGTGCACCAAAAATAAGTTTTGACGTATTAACTTCTAATCATATTCAAGAACCTCAGCAAGTGGGCGTTAGAAGTAATGACCCAAATGCAAAAATATTTAATGATACAAAGCTAAAAAACGACCATCAAGTAGGTCAACAATCAGGCATTCCTGCAATCCAATCTTTAGATGCATTACAGAATAATATTAACAATGTTCCAGTTATATCTAGTAAAAATTCAAATAGCGAAGATGTTGTAGGGAATAAAAATTCTGAAAACAAAACACATAAAAAGATCTTTATAACTGACAAAGAAGGAAATAAGATTCCAATTGTTGCTCAAAACCAAGGTTTAGGTGAAACTGTATTTGATCAAAAGTATGCTGAATTTATTTTTAATGTCTCAAATAACGATAATTAGATATTATACTGCATAATTATATTATGAAAATTAATTAAGTATTAGGAGAAATAGCATGGCAGAGCAGACATTCAAGTCTCCAGGATTTTTCGAAAGAGAAATAGAGGTAATTAGTAGACCGTTATTTAAAAATAACGCTACACCAGTTGGACTTATCGGACCATCAGAAAGAGGACCAGCATTTGTACCAACAACAGTAACTTCTAGAGAAGAGTTTATTCGAATTTTTGGAGCTCCGGACCGCAATAGATTAAGTGGTCATGCAATGGCAGAATTTTTTAGAAATAATGGCAAAGCATTAACATTTTGTAGAACATTAGGCGGAGGCTTAAAAGACAGCGCAAATGCTGGATTTCAAATGACAGCAAAAGATACATCGAATTATTATGGTGCACCTCACCTTATTGTAGCTAATCATACTGTTAACGTTGGTGAGCACTTAGGTTTAGGCACATTTAATGACAACGATTCCCATGCAACAAACTTTAATCTTAGCGCTGGCACATCTTCAAGACAAGATGCAGCAGGCGAGACAGTAGAACTAATTCGTGCAATGATCTTTACACATAAAGATTATAAAATTGAAATATCAGCAGTAGGAACATTTTCAGCAGCAACTGAAGTGACACAATCTAGTGGAATATTTGTATTAAGATTTTCTGATGGTACTGATCATACTGATTCACTTGAAGTTTCTTTAGATCCAGACAGCGATAAATATATTCGTAATGTATTAAACACTGATCCGTTTTCTTTAGAGAATAAAAAACACTTACTTTACGCACATTTTCCAGTTGATTCTCAAGTAGCTTCAACAAAAGGCGCACAAAAAGTTGCTGTGGTTAGAGGTAAAGATCAGCTTAACGCTGATGCATATGGTAATTTTTCGGCCCGATTTAATACACCTCAAACAACTAAGTTTATTTCTCAACCTTTTGGATCAAAAGAGTTTGACCTGTTTCACTTTGAGTCTTTAGATGACGGTGCATATGCAAGCGCAAAATATAAAGTTTCTATTAAAAACATGAGAGCTAGTACAGATCCGACAGATAAGTTTGGTACATTTACAGTAGCAATACGCGATTTAAGAGATACAGATGAATCACAGATTGTTTATGAAACATTTAGTAATTGTTCGCTCGACCCTGATTCTGAAAATTTTGTTGCGAGAGTTATTGGCGACGAAAAAATTAATTTTAACTTTGATGCAGACTCTACAGATGAAAGAAGACTAGTAAGAGAAGGATCTTTCTCAAGTAAATCTTCACGTGTAAGAATTGTTATGAGTGATGATGTACTAAATCGTGAAGTGCCTGATGATGCTCTACCATTTGGATTTAGAGGCGTCCCTGCATTACTTTCAAATAGCGAAGGTGTTGACAAGGACACACAAGTCTCATCAACAGTTTTTCTAGCCGGAGCTACTACAGCAGAACTTAACCATTCTGTTTTGCCTCCACTTCCATATCGATTTAAAGTAACAGCCGGTACGATAAAAACTGGTGCAAGTTATGGTCAAGTATTTTTAGGTGACGCATCACCTTCAGAAACTGTTAATACAAGTTTACATTGGGGCTTGATGTCAACAAGAGTAAAAGATATTAATAATGCTAATAGTGGAAAAGACTTTAACGAAATTTTAGAAAACTATACAAAATTCTTTGGCGCTAGCGACGTAGTTATTTCAAGCGGCAAATTGTCAGATACACATAACAACAATAAGTTTTCTTTATCTAAGGTTGCTTTAAGTGGCTCAAGTCTTGCTTCAGTAGAAGGGACAATCAGTGAAGTGTTTAAAGATGCTGTATATGTTAGAAATGCTGAAATTGGTAAAGACCCAGCAATATATGATGTTTCACAAAATGTCATTATTATGGATCAATCAACAGATACTTTCGACCCGAATAGCCCTAATGATCAGCGCGTAACATTAGCCAAGTTATTAGACGAAGACAAAAACAAATTTAATAGATACTCTTCTATGATTAAATTTACAGCACCCTTTCACGGCGGCTTTGACGGTCTTAATATGTTTGATAGAGATTCTTTCTTTATGACAGACCGAGCAAGTTCTACAGAAGCAAGCGGTAAAGCAGCAGTTGGAGGCTTTTCAAGCGCGCTAAGAGGAACAGATGATACTGTAATCATGCAAGGCACACAAGATGACAATAATATTATTGCATCTTATAAAAATGCAATTCGAATAATGACAGATGAATTAGTAGTTACACATAACGTATTAGCAATTCCAGGTATTAGAGATTCATTCATC